TCATCGTTCCTCCTTTGTTTTAAAATGTTCAATTAGTTCGTCTACGGTAGCCTTGTGAATGGCGTCCAAATTTACGTCAACATCATTGTAAACCCAATAGGTAGAGAATAGGATTTCTGGACACTGAATCCATTTATCCCCATCCGTAAACCATTGGTACTTGTCTGTATCATCCCTCAATGCAGCGATAGCTAGGAAAAGTTCCTCGTTCGTTCCGTAATCAACACTATCGGTTTCGTCAGGATGTGGAATATTACTGAAAAACTCAATACTATATAGACCGTATTCGGGTCCAGTGAAAATACATAAATCTTTGTTAAGTTCCGCTCCAAACAATCTATATCCCAACTCATCTAATTTCTTTCTAAGTTTATAGGTACTCTTGCGAATAAAGCACGGTGTTGTAAATCCCATAGTTATTCCTCCTTATCTATCTTAATATCCGTTACTTCTCCACGATTAATAAAACGTTCATCAGAGTTATAATATCCAGCAATTACTGTACACAAGGAACGATCTGTTCTACATTGTTCTTGTAGACTACAATTGTCACATGGTGCACTATTCCGCATTAATACTAATTCATGCAGCACCCCATCTATTATTATTCCGTTCTTTACTTTCATAATCAATCTCCTTTCTGTTTAATCCGTTCAAGTACATCCCTGTTGGCTTCTAGTATATCATCGAAAGACGGAATAGGAAACCATGCCAACACGATACTATTTCCAAAAATCCATCTATTATCTTTATCAAAAGCATTTGTTTTATAAAACCTTTCAATTAGAATGCGTGAAACACCACAACACATTGTCAAAACGAAAACTTTTTGTCCTTCTTCCGGCAACCGTTCCTTAACACTTATCCAAGGCGATTGCTTTGACTGCCATTCGGCACCAGAAATAAAGTCAACAATGCAGTACGGTTCACAATGACGCTGCCTGTTTCTGCAATCATTGGAATATCCCCTTGCCGCTTCTTCTGCTGTCTGTTTGGTTTCTTCCTTTATCATAATTCGTCAAACTCTTTTTGTAATTCTTTTATCTTACTATCCAAAGCATACATATATAACTGAAAGAAATTTTTACCAAAAATTTCTTCCTTTAATGGTACATCATTGTGCATCCTGTTGTATGTAAATATCAATCCACCACCATATTTTATGTTAGAATTTTCAAGTGTCATCTTATGATCTTTGTATTCCTCTATTTTATTGTTTATTTCTATTGCTCTTATAAATTTATCTTTATCCATATCTTTTCTTTCCATCTACCCTAGCAGCATATACATTACTACTAGGAATAGATAATAAATTGTTGTTTTACTCATTTTCACCCACGGTTTGCTCTAATTGCCTATCAAATTCTTTAATACATTCAAATAAATAGTGCGCAATGATAGGTTGTACTGCATTACCTATACACTCCGTTCTGTCCACCCGATCGGGAAGCTCATTATGTTTTCCAGCAAAGCGGGGTGCGGGTATTGACTGTCTTGTTCTCCATCCCGGATATATTCTTGTATGTTGCCCCGATAGGTAGGGCTTCCGAAATACCGATCCCTGGCTGCACCGTGAGCTGTTGTTTTCACGGGAGTAGGCAATACAATATAACCGTTCCCGACCCTGTTGTATGCCAAAGTCGGTGCCTGATAAACATTGCCATTCTGCATCATACCCGATTTCGGAAAGGTTGCATAGGACTCGTTCAAATCCCCGAATAAGGAGCATTGGGCTGTTTTCAATGATGATGTATCTAGGTATAACTTCCCGTATAACTCGATACATCTCAGCCCATAAGCCACTTCTTTCACCGACAATTCCGACACCTTTTCCAGCAACGCTGATGTCCTGGCAAGGGAATCCACCGCTAATGATGTCAACAAACGTTGGATTTGAATACGTTCTAATATCTCTGTTGATTTCATGGTCTTCTCCAAAATTTTTTTTGATTATACTTGCTTGATACTCTTCATATTCGCAGCTCCAGAGTGTTTTTATTCCGGCGAATGCTGCACCCAAGCCGAAACCTTCTATCCCACTAAACAGAGAGCCGTGAGTCAATTTGCTTTGCTTCATTTCTATCTTGTTTTGAGAGTTATTCTTCTTTCAGTATGCTATCAATCAAGCCGTCTATTTCCTGATCTGATAGAAATTGCTTACCTGCGTCCTTTTGCTTCTGAAGTTCAACTTTAAGCCTATTCTCTATTCTTTTCAACGCTGTACAAGTGTTCTTATCAGGATAATACCAGTCGATAGAACTAAAAATAATTACTTTAATGTGATCTAATTCTAGGCTATCTGGGCAATGCTCATTGAGAAAGTATAAATCTTCTTTGATTAGTTTCTCATACGCCTCCTTGCTTATTTTTATGTTCATATCTGTTCCTTATACGTTAATACAAATATTCTTCTGGATCATATCCTAATTCGATAATCTCCTGTTTCAATTTATTGATATTACGTTTCCATCCCCGACGATCTCCCCTGACTTCCGGGTCATTATTGTCAAGCATGAGCTGAATATCCTTTATCTCTTCGATTTTATCTTTAACTGAATCATCGGTTGAGTAACATTCAGGACATAGCATCTTGCCTTTATTCAATTCTGATTCACGAGTAGAATTTAATTCTACCCATTCTCCGCATTTACTGCATGGTACTGGCATTTCCATAATATTCCTTTTTTTATTAGTTATGATTAAAATAAAAAATGCCTGAACTATCCGCCCAGGCACAAAAAAGGCGGTAGAATTGAATTTACCGCCTAACTTTAGTCTTAATAATTTTAATTATTTCTTGGTATTACCATATGGTTTGCTTTTATTATCATTACTTTTAATAAAAATAGATGCTACGGATACAAGTGTACTAGCACCCATAATCCCAGCAAACCAAGGTTTGTCTAAATAAAGAGCATAACCAGCAAGAACTATCATTACAACTATAGCTAGAAATGCGAAAAACATTCCCCACCAATTCATTCTTCCATCTCTTCTATCAGCTTTTCTAATCAGATTCAATTTATTGCTATCCATTTTATGTCGGTGCGCTTGCTCTTTTACAGAGGCATTAATAAGATAATCGACAATTCTAGGATCAATACTCTTATATGCAGCTAATTCTTGAGGTGAAGGTAGGCAATTGTCATCAACAGTAAAAGTCTGCTCTAATTGTTTTCCAACTCCATCGCCTGTTGCAACTTGTGTTTCTCGCTGTTTTAGTTCTTGTTTACCCATTTTTTAATGCAATTTCATTGAAAGATCTGCGTACATCCCCTTCAATATTTTTTCTGTCTTCCATAAGATTTCTCTTATCATCATTCCTATTTCTGTCTTTTTCTAGAATTTCTTTCCTAATTTCAGAAATAGCTTCGGAGTTCTGCTTATAATGCCCTTGAGAGGCATCACGAAATGTAGAAGCTCCATTTTTAATAAAACGTCCCACTTCTTTTAATATGCACATATTACCTCCATATTTAAATTATAATGCAAATATAAAAATAAAACAGTAAATTAAATGTTTTGTTTCCAAGATTATGCACATTATTAACCATAAAGTCACATTTTAACTAAAAAATTAATCGGTAAATCCAATACGTCAAAGAACAACTACCGATTTTCAGAGGCTCGGTTTACCTCCTTTCTATATCGTTATGAATTAATTGGCAGTTTCATAAAACACATCCATATTGTCTTGCTCTGTCTTCCAGTGGTATGCCCAAATAGAGGTTTAAAAGGGATAACAGACAATACATCCACTGTTTTTATTTCACTCTCGTTCCATTTGAATACAAGAGTGCCGTAAGGCTTCAAGACGCGCATACACTCAGTAAATCCATCGTGTATGAGTGACTGCCAGTCTTTCGGCAGTTTTCCGTACTTTTTAGCCATCCATGAGGTTGCACCAAGTGTTTTCAGGTGCGGTGGGTCGAACACCACCATGTAGAAAGAATTGTCTTCAAATGGAAGGTTGGTGAAATCGGCTATTACATCCGGCTTTATTTCTATGATTCTTGTCTTACCCCTGTCCTTGGCCGTAAGTGTTTCCGAACGTTTGTCAACAAATAAGGCAAGAGGATTATATTTGTCAAACCAAAACATTCTACTGCCACAACAGGCATCTAATATAAGTTTTCCATTTTCCATTAAGCTATTTCTTTTGATTTCTTCAATCTCAACTTTCTCAATACTTTGCAAAGTGCTTCAGTATTTTTTCTCGCTTGTGTAACCTCCACCGCATTCCCGATAAATTTCTTTTGGTCAGCTTGTGTGCCTATTAAAACATAATCTTCAGGGAATCCCATAATTTTTTTGAGTTCCGGAATGCGAAGCATCCGCATTTTAATATCCACTATGCCATACAGTGCCATGAACTCCTTTATCTTCACGGTCATAGGACTATCATTGTCGTAGATTTCAATCGCTATCTGACCGCTTTCTGTTGCTACCAGATAGGGCGGCATCTTATCCATTCGTGCTATCAGGGTGAAGCAGGGGTTATCAACGGAGCCGCCAGCACTGTTGAACTGTGGATTCATCAGATAATGCCATTTCCGGTTTGCGGTTATTGTCTGTGCCGGTTCCTCTATGTTGCTACCAATATTTGAGAAAGAAGTATTCATAATCCAAGGCTTGCATGTTATAAGTTTTTGCTTGGGATTGGTTAAAATTGCCGGACAAATATTGTCAATACTTGTATGTTGTCCTCCGCCGGAATACTCATTGGCGATAAACCTTGGAGTTACTAATGATAATCTGTCTTTTGTTGTAACTGTCGCAGACGGCTCGTTTACCGAACGATTAAAGCCGTTCCCATAGTGCGCTGATACGAAGGCATGATGGTCCCTGCATGTGATTGTTCCGGCAGGCTCTTCCACTGATACATTCTTGCTTTCGGGATGTCCGCTGAATTGTTTGGAAAGAAAGCAAACTTGCGCTACTCCAAGTCTGTTTTGTGTTGTTACCACCGGACATGGTTCGTCAATCCCAGGAGCGTTATATTTCCCCGTACGGTTCATAGAATTATACTTCACGAGGAAGGCATCCTTTCCTCCGGCTACAAACTTGATAAGTCCGTTATAGATACGCTCAAGCGTTTTCTCTGCAAGAGGCTTTTCCCTGAAGATGGTAGTTCCTTCATCAGAGAAATCAAGTACATCCTTTACCGGCTTCCACTTCTCCAGCCGCGAAAACATATCTTGCCTACCACCCTTACAGTGGGTCGGTTCAGGGAATACTATCGGCAAACTCTTTTTAGCAAAGATGCCGAAGAAGCGTTTCCTTGTGGTGTAGGCACCAAAGTCGGCAGCGTTCAGGATGCGGTGCTCAAAGTTGTAACCGTACTTCTTGACATTGCGCACCCACTTCTGATAAAGCCTGCCTTTGTCCATGCTGATAGGCTTCCCTTTTTCGTCCATATCTCCCCAGCTCATAAACTCTTCCACATTCTCAATCTGAATGTAGTCAGGATCTATAACATCAATATAACGGAAGAGATGTTCTGCCAGCGTCCGGCTATCAGCATCTCTCGGTTGACCGCCTTTAGCTTTCGAGAAGTTGGTACACTCCAAAGAAGCATGAAGCATTATCATCGAATCAGGATATAATTCACGGATACGTTCAACAATAGTATTTATCGGTGAAAGCTCCAGTGTACGAATATCCTCAATGAAATGAAGTGCATCAGGAATGTTGGCATCATGTGAAAGGATAGCATTCTTATCGTGATTCACACAGCAAACGACTTTTGCACATCTATTGCCATTTAAACGGGCTTCTTCCACGCCTTCCGACAAACCACCGGCCCCACAGAATAGGTCTATGACAAATAATTCAATGTCGGACAACCCTTCTAAGCTGCATAATATCTCTTTCAATGATTTCATAACTCAATCAATCTCCTTCGGTTTCCAGTCATTAGGAACTTTTGCCCATTCTCTGAAGCTACCATTGGCTACGGCGGCGTCAATTAGTTGTTTTCTTGGTTTCATAATCGTGTGTCTTTTTTCATCAGTTACAAGTAAGTCCTTAAACAATAGTCTGCTATCCAGTAGCAGACAAAATAAAAAGCGGCATATACTGCCAGGATTGACAGAATAGTCGCTATCAGTTTGGTCTCTTTCATTTCAAATTCAGTTTTGCCCGTAAGTCGTCGGGCGGTTGGTGATTCCGTTTTACCGGAGCTTGTTGTTCCTCCAAAGCTTGGTTATTGCGTCGACGAATGATAATATCCAGTTCATCTGACCGTTCCCGAAGAAATTTCCGAAATGCTTCGCCAACGGTTATCGTATCGAAATAACCATAGAACTTACCATACCTTCCCAGCTTGAACCGTGCGACAAACAATATGAACTCCGTCAGTTTGATGTAGTGATACTGGCTAACGAACAGTCCAGAGAACTCATTCAAGGCATTTTCATCGGCCCCCTCCTTCGTGGAAGAAGCAAAATCAATGGTCAGTAACTGCGTCTTTACCCACAGAGACGAGGAACCATATCCGTACATCCGTTCAAGGTCTGACAGCGTGGGAGACTTCTCGCTGTACGCTTTCTCGGTATCTGCAAGAAGCATAGACTGGAGTGATGTCGAATATACGGCAGAAGCCTTACTAAAGGTCGGGTATTTCTCCTTGATGGCTGATAGCATTACTTCCCTGCTCGATGGCTGCATATTCGTCAAGGAGGTTTCTTGCCTTTGCTGCCTTATCAGCATCCCGATTGTTTTGTCTTTGGGCTTGATTTTCTGTTTTTCCATTGTCCTGTTGTTTTTTCTCGATTATCCAAAGATTGGCCCGACTATCCCAACGTTCCACCTTGGCACCGGTAGCAGTTTTCCAACCGAGACCGGAAAAGTGATTGTAGAAAATATCCGCTTGCAGTTCCCAATCGGGAAGTTTATCACGGAAATACTCTTTCACCTCTTCGGCGGTAGGTGGAATGAACTCTACCTTGGGTTTCGGAGGTTTCTTTTTCGGAGGTTGGTCCGGTGGGAATAACTCGCCAGAATTACCCACCTGTTTTTGTTTATGTTTATGTTTTATTATCTCGGCACCAACCTCGGCACCAACCTGCGCACCAACCTCGGCACCAACCTCGGTAAATTTTACCAAGGTGTACACTACATTCGGGCTTCCATTCTTCGTTTTGAAGTCAATCAATCCTACTTGTTTTAATCTATTCCGAGCATTTGACAAAGTCTTTAGAGAGGCTATGCTAAGGTCTGCAAGAACTTTACCATTGTTACGGTTAAACGTATTCGCCCACCTACAGAGGTTGTTAGTTTCTAACAGGTAGAAATACAAAGCGGTTTCTGTGACAGTTAGCGAATATGCGTTATGTTGCAACCAGAAGTTCTTTATTAGCTCAATATAGTTCATAATAGGTAAGAATTGACTTCATTCATAAACTCAGTAAGAGAATGGCATACCACATATTTATTTCGGAATTTTTCAGCCTCTCTCTGCCATCTTATCTGCTCCTCGCTTTGTTTCCCTTTCGGTCTCTTCATTTCGATGCAAAGAGCGGAAAATCCTTTCTTAGGTACAAGCAGTATCAAATCGGAAACACCCCTTACACTTCCCTCGTACTTCATTTGTGCTCCAGTCCTGGCATCACGCTTTCCACCGTTGGGAACGGCGAACAACATAAGACTCAAAGACGGGTATTGAATCCGGAACCAAGTCAGACAGCTATGCTGTATCTGACTTTCCGATTGCGGTGTAGTCTGTCTTTTTCTCATAATTTACCTTTGAATAAGTCCATAGCCATATCTACCACATTCTCCTTAACCACATCGTCCGTTCCGGTGACACCGTTAGCTATGCCTTTCTTCCGTTGGATAACACCATACATGTATTCATCAATGGTATTCCTGCCAAGGAAATAGTAACAGTTGACGTTATTCTTCTGCCCATTACGGTGTGCCCTATCTTCCGCCTGCTCACAGTCAGAAAAAGTCCATGGGAACTCGATGAAGGCTACACGGCTGGAAGCAGTCAAGGTGAGCCCGGTACCGCCCGATTTGTAGTTAAGGATAATCAACGTACAATCCGGATTGTTCTGGAAAGCATCCACAGCCATCTGCTTCTGGGCAGCATTATCCTCGCCGGTAACAGTCACTGCTTTCGGAAACATATTCTTCAGCTCCATTACCACTTCTTTCAGGTAGGCAAAGACAATCAACTTTTCCCCACCGTCTATCACGTCATGTATGAATTCGGCAGCCGCCTTGATTTTTCCACGCGCAGAAATGGCTTTCAATATTCCCATGCGGACCATCACCTCGCCCCTCATGGACTTGGCTATCTTCTCATCATCCGCATTCTTGTAGACACGCAGATATTGTATGAGGTCGTTTTCCGCTTTTTCATACTCAAGCCGTGTGGTGATATCCATCTCAATATACTGCCTCGTCTTGTCCGGAAGCTGGGTCAATACCTTGGCTTTTTCACGCCGGAAGAAGCAGGTATTCCAAAGGCGCCAGTTCAGTTCTTTCAGATTGGAGGCTTTCTTCGGCCCATTACAGAAACGTTCGGTGAAGGTCCTATACCCTCCGAAATCCTCCAACCGTCCCATTATCTTAAGTTGCTGTATAAGGTCAGTATTATCGTTTACTACCGGTGTTCCCGTCAGTTCAAGAATGAAATCCTTGCCCTTACAGATGCCCTCAACAAACTTACTCTGTTGGGTCTTGGTAGACTTGCACTTATGCGACTCGTCAATGATTACAGACTTGAAAAGGGTTATACGTGGGTCAAAGGTGATTGATTTCAGCGTAAACCGCGTATCATTCTTCACATCCAATACAAAGAACTTTTTCAGGCTCTCGTAGTTAGTGATGAAGATGTCACAACACTTGGTTTCAATGAAGCGCTGCCAAGTATTTTTGTTCTTATCATCAAGGATTAGCGCCTGCTTTCCAGCAAATTTCTTGAACTCACGCTGCCAATTTATTTTAAGTGCTGCCGGACATACAACAAGGCACGGATAGGATTTTGCAATCGTCACCGTGCCTATTGCCTGCAAGGTCTTACCGAGTCCCGGCTGGTCACCGAAGATACACCGTTTATGGGCCAGAGCATAGGCTATGCCCTCCTTCTGGTAATCGTACGGTTCAAGTAGCAATCCGTGGGAAACGGTCAGCTGCGGCATCGGAGCAATGTCAAAGCTTATATCAGCCTTTCTTTGCTCCGACCGTTGTACGGAACCGCAGAATCCCTGCTGTACCGCCCATTTCGCCATTGTATCAACATACCATTCATCAGCCAAGTCAACCCACCACGCCTTTTCATTGAAAAGATATGCTTTCTTTGCGTTAGCCTTGACTGATGGAATATTGTTCACGCATTTAACCAACATCGGATGATACATGAATTTCAGTTTGAAGCCGTCCGGATATTTGGTGATACAAAAAGGTGCTGCCATATCAAGCTGCCGGCTCTTTAATCTTCACTTTTTTACTTTTATTGCGCGGCTTCACTTTCTTCCCGTCAATCGTTAGAGTAGTGCCACTCTGTTCCACCACTTGTTTAAGGAACTCATTCGCTTCCTCTTCAAATGCAGCATCTCCCACCGGGTCGGCTGCAATGTCCGTAGGAATATCCCCATCGAACGGAAGTTCCTGCTGGACTACCGCCCATTTCTTAGCGGTAAGATACTGTTCCACCTCATAATTACATGCCTCAATTGCCTGCTGCAGTTCGAATGCATGCTTATATTCCTCGTTCTCATTGTTGAACATGGTAAACGGAGCTATAAGGTTAAGCACCTTCTTACTTTTAAGAAAACGTTTTCCAACCAATACCACACCTTCATTGTCATCCGAACCGCTAACTGTGTAGCCCGTGACCTCGAATGTAGAGAAGATTTCTTCCGGCAGTTCATCTATGGAGTCCTTTCCATCAGCTTCTTTCTGCTCACAGAGGAAAGCAAGGTGAGGAATCAATTCGTTAAACGCTGCACGCAAATCCTTATGGATAAGATTCTTTCCCTCAATGGTTACATTGTCCTCATTCTCGTTCTTGAAAGAGGCAACAAGCGTGTTGTCTTTCTTGATTTTTGCTTTGGTGATATTCATTTCTACCTCCTGTCTTTATATTCGTTGATAAATTCGTTATAGTAACGGTCAGCCGGAAGAGGGAGCGTTATTCCCAGTTCGGCAGCAGCATCGGCCTGAACCTTATTTAGAAAGTCAGTCATCTGCACTGTATTGAGCTTCGATGTGCTTCCGGTAATGACCATTTCTTTTCCTCTGAAATACGAAGTCCTTCTGAGAAAGCGGTTACAATAGTAATCGTGTACATCCTGCTTGTCCGTCCCGGTCTCTTGCTCAATACAAGTAAACCACAACCACATAAGCGCATTCTGTGACATCGTCCTTGGCTCTGTGAACCTTTCGATTTTTACACGATACCGACCATTACGAAGCTGGGAACACATGAAGTCAAAAGACTTGCTTATGTGTACCTCGCCGTTGACCTTTTCCAGAATTGCTTCTTGTGCCATTACTCTAATCCAAAGATTTTTTTATCAGCAATAATGTCTCGGTTTGCTTCCAAAAACTCTATGAAATGCTCGCAGTGTGCCGTAAGCAGCTTAATCGTCTGTTCATGGTTATAAGTGTAGTATTCCGGGTATTGCGTTCCGCTAATTAGTGGCGTCCGGCTGGTACCGCCCTTCATCTGATAGGCAGTGTACTCAAACGCTTTCACGCTTTCCATCTGACCGGAAGCAATCAAACAGTAAGGATATACATGGCGCTGCCAGCCGTGTTCATACTTGCCAAAATCATACTTAGATGTTGTCTTGATATCATATACGGTATCACGAACGAGCTCATCTATATACCCATAAAGCTCCACATCACCATAACGAGTGGGAATGACTGCGGACACAAAGACTTGGGACAATGCACCGGAGAAATACTTCGACTGCTCTATACACCAGCTACGGTCAAATAAGAAATTACGCTCTGGCGCGATATCAGTAGCAGGAAAATATACCTGAATGGTATTCGTTTCTCCATCACCGATAATGGTGTATGGCTCCCGTTCGCTTGGTATATGCTTTTTCTTGTGGATATAGCAGTCTATAACAGCATTAAAGGCCGTTCCTTTATCAGCTGCCTCACTCTCAAACGGGACACGGTTTATCGCATCAAGTAGGCTTTGCTTCAGCTCCGCTTCAATTTCTTCCGGACTTTTCTTGTATTCTCCCGTTTCATTATCGACATTCCAGAAGCTCTCTACCTGCTCATCAGCCCGCAAATATTGCTCGAATTTATCGAGCAGTGACGGGTAGAATCTGTATTTAGGCTGCTGGTTCATACCTTTTGCTGAGTTTGTTAAACTTCAAGCCAAGTCTCTTGCACTTCTCATTGAGCATCATGCCTGCCCGTACCTTGCTGTCAAAGATATGCGTCATGGTATCTAAAGCTTCCCGAACAGAATTGGCAGATTGTGTATCAGTCACTTGTTCCACTGCGTCACGGATAGCATCAAGAACCGCATCATATTCGGAAGATAGTTCCGTCTGCTTCGTCTGATACTCCTTATAAGTACTGATGATTTTCGTCATGAAATCATTCTCACCCGTTACGGTACCAGACTCATCAATGATTACGGGAATTTTGATACGTGAAGGAAGATTACAAGTATTCTTCCCGTAGAACTTCTCGCAGGGGTCAAAAGAAATCGTTCTGTCCTTACCGATAGCTTCCATGTAACCAACCAAATCCAGTTCCTTAATCAAGTCACCTGCGGACGAACCGCCAATCTCCGGACGTATCTGTTTTTCGTCGCCTACTTTCTCCTCCCGTTCATGAGCCACGAAGATAACAGACTTGCCCATGAGTGTGACTTGATTAACGAAGTTGATGAACATGTTCTTACGTACTCCATAACCCTGCAGGGAAAGGGTACCATCCACTTTCTTCATCTTCGGATTCGCTGCCATAATCGCCTTATCCATGAAAGAAAGCATCTTTCCGGCAGTATCAATCACAATAGTGGAAAACTCCTTGATTTCTTCGGACGAAAGTACCTGGTTCGTCTCGTCCCAGCTTGTAATCTGAACGGTCGGTACACGATGGGCGGCATTGACACGGTGAATACCGCCGTCATAATCGAACAATACCGGATTGGGAGCCGATAATGCAAGAGTTGTTTTTCCCATGCCAGGTTGGCCGTAAATCAGTGCTGACAAGGTAGTCTTAACGGTCAGCTCGTTAGGTCTTTTGATAAGTCCCATAATAGAAAATATTAAAGTGGTTAATAAAAAAATAGCCAAAGGAAAGCCCCGAAGCGTATTCTCCGGGGCGCAAACGACAAATACTCCTAATCCTATCCGATTTCGCATTACCTTTCAGATAGAGTCAACGGCTAACCGATGCCGCGCGGATGATTCCCTGCGCTATCTTCGCCCTACTCTCGGACTAAAAGCGGATTTTCTCTCATAAAGGCTTGTAGAAACGGATGGATTCGAACCACCGACCGCCGCTTGTGGTGCTCTCCCATTAAGCTAAGAATCTACTTGAGAGAATCGAACTCTCAACCTTCCACCACACACGGTGCTCTATCCACTGAGCTACGTTCCCAGAATAGGTGAACTATTTTCACAAACCGTTCACCTTGAAACACAAACAAAAAATAAAACACGACAAAACTACTAAATAGCCCTCTCTTGGGTTGTGGACGTTGACGGGCTCGAACCGCCAGTCTCCTCGAATGAGGTGTGTTAGCCATTACACCGAACGCCCATGTTCACCCACCCCATCTTCACAGACCAGGCAAGCAGGTCAACAAAGTTGCTCCCGGATAGGCGGTCAAGCCACACCGGGATAGTCACTTAAAACAAAAGCAAAATAAAAACTTAAATGAGGACTCTCACCTCACGTTGTCCTTTACAACGGAATTATAGATTAAACAATAAAAAGCTTGTGGACAATGCGGGATTTGAACGCCGCGACCTGTACATGAAACCTTTAAACAATACCATGACAAATTACCAATACTAACTACATGTACCGCTCTACCAAGCTGAGCTAATTGCCCGTGTCTGTCCCTGCTCTCACGAGTAGAGACAGCTCCCATGTCTAATTCTAAATCAATCTAATTATGTGTGAAACACTTCCTCCGCTGAGGTCTATATCTTGAACACCTTTTTCAGGACATTGTGATAAAACCAATACGAATACACAAGGCCAAAAAGGTTTATACCATAATTCCAGTCTCCCGTTACTGAGTCTACATCATTAAACATCAATAAACATGGTAGTGCCAATACATTAAGCAGTAGCACGTTTATAATGATTCTTCTTTTCATTGTTCTTTCCCTTTCTTACTTTTGCAAAGCTCAACACATCCGAAGCATTGTAATAGCTTCTCCCATTAGATTTATACTCAACTCTCACTCTTTGAGCATTTACCAACGCTCTTAACCTGCCCGGACCTCCTACTATTTTTTCAGATTCTCTCTTTGGGAAAGTGCGCTTATCCATAATAGTGAGGATGTCTGCCAATCTCGCCTCCGCGGTCCCGTCAATCAACATGGAACTGCGTAAATCACCATTCACTTCGTATAGCATACCGTTAAAAAATAAAGTCGTTATTATTCTTTCGGCCAGTCCTTATATATCGCATGGCTGTCCGTACCCGTGATGGTATTCTCATTCTCCGTAAGTCAATATCATTACAAGTAACCTGCATCAATAAGAATAAAATAGAGAAGAGGAATTCAAGTCCGTGCCTGCGCAATTCCTTCAAGTCAAAATCACGCTTAAGCCTATCGCAAATCATATACAGAAGCAGTTCCGTATCTTTGGAGATACCCAGCTTCCGATATATCGCCCTTTTCTGGGTCTTGACAGTCCAAACCGATTTATTCAGATTGTCTGCCACCTCCTTGTCGGCAAGCCCCTTGCAGTACTCATTCGCGACAAGCAGTTCCGTAGGAGAAAGGGAAATCATCATGCGACCCTTTCCACATCAAAAATACCTTTCCTCTTGTTAACCTCCCCTACTTTCCAGTCAGCATCCTCAACGCAGAACTCCAATCTCAATCGGGGGATAATTGTCCCCTTTATGGAGTTATACGCCTTAACCGGAAAAGTTAGAACTTCCCCTACCTCCATATCTCTCAAGGCCGGAGTGTAGTTTTCTGTGATTATTCGCTTTTTCATCGTTATAAATTTTAATGATTAATATTCGTGCCCCGATAAGCTCTCTCTGCTCTTCCCACCGGAGTTATCAGCTACTGTACTTCGCTGCATGACCGTTCGGGGCATGTCGGCTTCCTATTTCGCACCGTTGCAAATCTTTCGCTCGTTCTGAACTTCCATTCAGACATCGTCGCAAATTCTTGCTACTCCGGGTATCTCTCGCGTCCTCTATGCTGGGATTGAGGGTAAGCGCCAGTATCGCTTTCTGGAACGGATTGCTTAGGGCAATCACTCCATTTCGTTCTCCATCTCCCATCAAAGGGTAGGCTCAATGACCGGACGGAGAATCTTTCAATTCGCCCATGCAAGGCTTTGCACGCCACTTGCGCAAGTATTCATGTTAAGCGTACAGCTATTCTGCATGGTATATGTAGCTGCCTTTTCTGCGAATAATTATCTTAATCGCCTACGTAACGGGAACCAAAGGCACCTTTGCTGTTCTGATTGTAGTAAGCTGAAGCTGGAGCGTTGCAGTAATCATAAGAACTTCTTCTTTCCGGTCGTACCAAAGCTGCTTTCATTACTTCTTTCTCAGCCTTTCTCGCTTCTTCATCAGCAACACGTTTCTTTTCGTTAGCCCAAGCGAGTTTCAAGCAATCACCGAAAGTCTGTACACCGTGAGCAAGCTGGTATAGCTTGAAATACTTTCTGTATATCTCGTGAGCCGCTTTCATAATCTTGTGTAAATCGTACTTTTTCATTGTCTTACTCCTTTTTAGGTATTACTTTAATTTTGCCAACTCAACTATTTTTCATTATTTTGTAGTCGTTGTTGACGTTGATGTTGCAAAGATAAGATTTTTCTTATATCAAATACAAGAAATGATATAAGAATATTCTTATATTTAACTTTTATTAATATTATGGAATTAAAGGACTTTATAACGGCATCTTTAGAGAACATCGCAGATGGGATTATTGAATCGAATATTAAATTATTGAATAAAGGATTCATTGTAAGCCCATCAGCAAGTAGAGTAAACGATAGGACAACACATCAAATTCCTTTAGTTCAAGATATAAGATTTAATGTGTATGTAGAAGAAAACAATGAAACTAATGTATCTGGGAAAGGTGGATTGAGGGTATTGTCAGCTGGAATGAATGCAAAAACAGAGGGTAAATATGGAAATTCTCTGTCGTTTTCCATTCCAGTAATTTACCCTCAAAATTACTTTTTACTTTCTGAAAAGACGTTTGAATATTTTCCAGACAAAGATAAAGGCAGCGATAGTGGCCGCTATATATACAAGGATATATAAAGTAGCAGCAATCATTAACCAATCAAACATAATTATGTATGTATTAAATTCAATGCAAATATAAGAAAAATCTTATCACATGACAGGCCAAGAAATAATAAATAGTGTTTTATCTGAATTAGATATTAAAGCTCCAACATTGGCTGAGAAGATAGGGGTGCTTTATCAAAGAATATTTGACCTCCAAAAAGGTAAAACAAAGAAAGTCTCTTCTCAACTAGCTAATGCTATTATAAAAGTATATCCTCAATTTCAACTATCTTGGTTATTAACCGGTGAAGGAAATATGCTTACCGATGCTCCATCACAGACGTACCACTCCAACGCCCGCCCAGTTGACGATTTAAGCTACATGAACGTGCCCGTTATACACATCAAAGCACAATGTGGTTATCTCGCCGGATATGGAGATACCGAATATATAGACACCTTGCCCACAATGCCGGTAATCGTAGATAAGACCTATCACGGAAAATACCGCATATTTGAAGCAGAAGGTGACAGTATGGATGACAACAGCAGGCTTGCCATCTGCGATGGTGACAAGGTTTTAGCAAGGGAAGTAAGACGTGACCTTTGGCTTCCCAAACTTCATATTAACGACTGGTACTTCGTTATTGTACACCGTACAAACGGCATATCCATCAAGCAAATCACGGCCCAAGATGATAAAGGTAATATCACCTGCCACTCGCTCAATGAGTTATTCAATGACTACACCGTTAACCTTGATGATGTAGTGGAGATATACAACGTGATTAAGGTTGTTGAACGCAATATGAGACTATAATATCAATCTAAAAAGTAAAATACTATGGATTTTAAAGACACTATTAAACAGCTTGCTGATAGAATTGAAAAGCTGAAAGATAACATTCAGACAGAAGAAGCTACTAAAAATGCTTTCATCATGCCCTTTATTAATGCTCTGGGATATGATGTGTTCAATCCTTTGGAAGTATTGCCAGAAATGACCTGCGATATTGGGACCAAGAAAGGAGAAAAGATTGATTATGCCATCATGAAGGACGACCAGCCTATATTGCTGATTGAATGTAAGCATTGGAAGCAAGATTTAAACCTACATGATAACCAACTACTACGCTATTTCAACGTATCAAAAGCTAAGTTCGGACTTTTGACCAATGGAATTATCTACCGCTTCTATACAGATTTGAAAGAACCCAATATAATGGATGATAAGCCTTTTTTGGAAGTGGATATTACGGATTTAAGGGATAATCAAATCGAGGAACTGAAAAAATTCCATAAATCATACTTTGATGTGGACAATATTCTGAACTCAGCCAGCGAATTAAAGTACATGGGAGAATTAAAGGCTATTATCCAAGAAGAATTCTCCTCGCCTAGCACTGATTTTGTGAAAATGTTTGCTACCAAAGTTTATGAAGGTAGAATGCTTCAAAATATAATAGACCAATTCACACCTTTAGTCAAACGCGCTATCTCTTCACATATCAACGATATTATTAATGACCGTTTGAAAGGAGCTTTGACAGTTAGTGATTCCAAAATAGAGGAAAGCCAAACAAAAAACAGTGGAAACACATCAGAAGAGACTACAGAAGAAGTAAATACAGAATCCAAGATTGTCACTACAGAAGAAGAGTTAGATGCATACAGAATTGTAAAAGCTATCTGTAGAAAGAAAGTAGATATATCCCGCATAGTATATCGTGATGCACAGACTTATTTCAGTATTCTGCTTGATGACAACAATCGCAAACCTATTTGTCGTATGTATTTCAATACAGCCACTAAGTATGTAGCCACTATTGATGAAAACAAGAAAGATGTGAAACATGTTATTGAAACCCTAGATGACATCTATAATTACGAGGATGATTTCTTCAAGACAATAGACATGTATGAGCACAAAGATTGATGTCAATTCGATTATAGCAAATATGAATCAAATAATTACCGAATGCTCATGTCAGTGGAAAACTCCAAACCATTGTTCCCTCACCCCTACCTGCAAAGGCTGGGGGTGTCGGTTCCTTGCCACTCCCATAGATAAGTTGCCGACCACCGACAAGGAGAAAGCAAAACTGTTCTCCAAGGTATACCGGGAAGCGAAAGAAAAGGGTGTACTGGAATGTCCGCACTATCGTTCGCTTTTCATCGACGAGGTTCTAGAGAACATTGAGAAAAGTAACGTTATACAACAAAACATGAGCTGA